ATTGTCTAGCGGTAATGCTGTACAGCTTGTCTTTGTTGATGCAACCATTGGGTTCCTTGAAATTTAATTAGGAGATAAAAAATGCCAGTTTTAGGTATAAAAAGTCAGGCAATAATTGAAGAACTTCTTTTGTTTCAGTCGCAAACTTGGACTTGCCATCAAACGGGGCTTGTTAAGGTTGTTTGTATTGGCGGTGGTGGATCAGGGGGTTGCACGCAGGGCAACGGAAGCGTAGCGGGGAGGTCTTCGGGGGGCGGTGCTGGTGGGTACTCCGAGCAACTTATCCCAGTTACTCAAGGCGATACTTACACAATTACTATTGGGGCCGCTGGTCAAGCAAAAACGAGGTCGTCGGCTGGAGCAACAGCAGGACAAGCGGGTGGAGCGAGTCGATTTGTTACTGCAAGTGGCACAACTATTGACCTTAATGCTGGTGGCGGTGGTGCTGGGGGATCGGCAATCAACAACACCCTTGGAAACGAAGAGGCTATAGTAGGGGGAGCGGGAGGATCGGCCTCTGGAGGCACGAGTAATCGGGTGGGAGGAGCAGGAGGAACTATTTCCGCTGGTGGGGGTAAAGTCGCCGCCGCCGCCACAGGAGGAGGTTCTGTAGGAATAAGATCGTCAGTTGGATTTGGAGGGGGAGATGTTGCGCCTAATACATCTAATAACTCTTTAAGATCAGGTGCTTCTGGCGGCGGGGGTGTAGGAGGAGCAGGAGGCTCAATAACCGCAAATGTTTCTTATTCAAATAACAGTTCAGCCGCTACTAATGGAGGCGGGACTGGTGGCCCCGGAATTGATAACGGATCAGGTTCTTCTCCCGTATCTCAGGGTGAGAGAAGAGCGGCAAGTACCGCTGGCGGTACGGGGATGATATCTAATTATGGAGCACTTCAAACTAATCTTAGTGCGAGTGTTGTAAGTAATGTGAATCTAACGACAACAGCTTTTGCGGGAACTGATGCGGGCAAGTTGGACGTTGGAGGAATGCCCAACAGTATCTTTAGCGTTTTTGGTTCTGGTGGTAGTTATAAGACTACTGGGAATAGCATTCAAAGAGAAGTGGGTGGCCCCGGAGGGGGTGGCGGTGGTATCGCCAACACCGGCGGCGATGGCCGGCCACAAGCAGGTATGTTTGCTGGCGGTGGCGGTTTGATCGGTAATATTGCAAACGTCAACGCTACAGGAATTGGCGGCCCTATGGGTGGCGGTAGTGGTGGTATGTTTAATTGGGCCTCTAATAACAACTCCGCTTCAGGTGTTGCGGGTATTGGTGTAGTTGTTATTCAGTATCTGTCGTTGACGTAAGGAGAAAAAAATGAGCGTGCTCTATAATATTAAAGACTCAAGCGGAAATGTTATTAATACAATAATGGCTGATGAGTCTTTTGTGAAAGCTAACTTTAGTCATTACGAAGCTGTTGCTATTACACTTGAACCTTTTCAAGTTGAAGATGCGGCAAAAGATTGGAGAGATGCTGAGTTAAAAGAAACTGATTGGGTTGTTCCCATTACTGACCATCCCAATCACACCAAGTACATGGACTATCGAAAAGCTCTGAGGGCATGGCCTTCAACGTCCGATTTTCCAGACACCAGACCGGATTCTGGGATTAAAGAAAATTATAGGCTAATTGAATAAAATGCAGGAATCTTTAACAGTTTTTCATCACGAAGACATAAAAAAAAGAAGCAAAGAAATAAAAGAAGTGTCTTTGTCTCTAGATAGCCACCCTTCGTTTATAGGAGCGTGGATGCTTGACGATATGTCTTTGTGCGATGAACTTATAGAAGTACACAATTCTGAATTTAAAGAGTCTGGATGTGTTGGCGGTTTCCAAAAATCAATGAGTGGATCAGGGTATTTTGTAGACAAAAATATAAAAGATTCTTTAGACTTAACCCTTCCTACTTTTCATCCAGCTAATTACAAATATGCAATGGAGCTACAAAAAGTTTTATTTGCATACATTTCAAAATACCCGAGAGCTGAATACTGTCCAAAGTTTGAAATAGAAAGCACCAATATTCAAAAGTACCCTAAAGGCGGTGGTTACCATCAGTGGCATACTGAAAGAAATGGCAATAATAGTTCTATTATGCGGCATTTAGTGTTTATGACGTACTTAAACGATATTTCAGATGGCGGGGAAACAGAATTTATGTATCAAAAGTTAAAGGTTAAGCCTAAGAAGGGTCTTACTTTAATTTGGCCGGTAGATTGGACTCATACGCACAAAGGTATCCCATCTATGACCGAAGAAAAATACATAATGACAGGTTGGTATACATTTACGGGTGAGTAATATGGAAATTAAATTATCAAATGTGTTGAGCCTTGTGCCTATTATAGTGGTGGCTACAGGTGCTTAAATCTGTAAAAGATTGGCTTTCTCGGATATATTGGCCTTTATTAGGACCGGACACCTCGGAGAATGAAAGAGCTAGAGATCAAAAAGGTCGTTATGTGGCGGATGATCCATCGACACCTGACGTAAATGAGGCGTACACTCAAAAACTTGAGAAGATTGCTCGTAAGAAAAAGTCTAAATCTAAAAAGTGAGAAAAAATGCCTCTTACCAAACTTCAGTTCCGGCCCGGCGTAAATCGCGAAACCACCTCGTACACTAACGAAGGCGGTTGGTTCGATTGCAATAAAGTACGCTTTAGGTTTGGAACACCTGAGAAAATCGGTGGTTGGGAGAAAAAGTCTTCTCTAAGTTATTTAGGCACGGCCCGTGCTTTACATCCTTTTATCGCGCTCGACGGCTCACGGTTCATAGGCGTTGGCACACACCTTAAATACTACATAGAAGAAGGCGGCGGTTACACTGATATAACGCCACTTCGTTTAACTACTGCCGTGGGCGACGTTACGTTTGCCAAAGTAGAGAACGGTTCTCCTTTGATAACCGTTACAGAAACTAACCACGGTGCGTTAGAAAAAGATTTTGTTACCTTTGACGGTGCCGCAGATTTGGGTAGTGGAGGAAACATAACCGCCGCGGTTTTAAATCAAGAATATCAAATAGTCACCGTTGTAAACTCTAATTCCTACACTATTTCGGCTAGAACTGTTTCTACTATTAGTTCTGTTACGGTTAACGGAGCTATCGTGGCGACTGCGGTAAATGCTGCGTCACAAGACTCAGGAAACGGCGGGGGCAGTTCCCGCGCTAAATATCAAATTAACACGGGCTTGAACACTACTGTAATTGGCACGGGCTGGGGTGCGGGGTCTTGGAGCCGTGGTGCGTGGAGTTCGGGCTCTTCAACGTCGGTGGCGGGTGCTACTTTACGCATATGGTCCCACGATAATTTTGGTGAAGACTTAATAATCAACGCCCGTGACGCGGGAGTTTTTTACTGGGACAAGTCTGCCGGAACGAATGAACGTGCGGAGCCTTTATCGGACCAAAGCTCAGATGCGACTATTCCAACTATTGCCAAGCAGGTAATGGTTTCGGACCGTGATAAGCACGTTATTGCATTTGGTTGTGATGCGGAAACATCTATTGGGACTCAAGACCCGTTGTTAATTCGGTTTTCTTCTCAGGGCGATGCGTTTACGTGGAAGTCAGAAGTTACCAATACTGCGGGTGATTTACGCATTGGTTCTGGGTCCGAGATTGTTGCGGCTATTGAAACACGCCAACAAATCCTTATTCTTACCGACACCTCGGTACATTCCATGCAGTTTATTGGACCTCCGTTTACTTTTGGTATTTCGCAACTGGGTGACAATATAACAATTGCTTCGCCTTTGGCGGCGGTAGCGGTAGACGAAAGCGTCTTTTGGATGGGCATGGAAGAGTTTTACGTGTTTACAGGTCAAGTTCAAAAACTCCCTTGTTCTGTTAAGAGTTTTGTTTTTAACGACATAAACAACTTCCAAAGAGAAAAGATTGTAGCCGGTGTAAACTCTAGCTTTTCTGAGATATGGTGGTTTTATCCATCTAAATCCAGTTCAGATAATGACCGATATGTTGTTTACAACTACCAAGAGCAGGTCTGGTACTACGGCACGTTAGACAGAACTGCTTGGTTAGATCGGGGCATAAACAACGACCCGATAGCCGCGGGCAGTAACGGGTTTTTGTACCTTCACGAAGTTGGGTACGATGACGGTAGTACTGCGCCTGTTACAGCTATTGATGCATTTGTTGAAAGCAGTCAGATGTCTTTGGGCGACGGCAACAGTTACGTGTTTATGCGTCGGGTATTGCCTGATTTGACTTTTGACGGGTCTACGGCTACTTCGCCTAGTGCTAACTTTATCTTTCAGACTAGGAACTTTCCCGGAGGGAATTACCTACAGTCCTCGACCAGCGCGGTAACCAGATCGGCGACAGCACCTGTAGAGCAGTTTACGGATCAGGTCCACTTGCGGTTACGTGGTCGGTCATTTGCTTTAAAAATCCAATCGACAGGCACCGGAACTAGCTGGCGATTAGGCACACCACGGGTTGATATTCGTCCTGACGGGAGACAGTAATGTCCCGAGGATTAGTACCTCCGCAGTTCCCAAACGCTCCTGAGACATACAATCAGCCTTTTATGGCGCAGATTGTGAGGTCGTTTTCGGTGTTTTTGCAACAGATAAACACACCGGGCATTTGGCGGGCAACCACGTTAACTTTGACAGAGTTACAAAGTGACGACAGCGGCTTAGAGATAGGTGCGGTTTTTGAACACAGCGGTTTTTTGAAAATCGCACAAGTTAACACCCCACATGCGCGAGGTTCTGTAGGAACTTCGGCGGTAGGTTCTGTGACGGTTACTACGTCATAGACGATTAGAACTAAACTAAGTACAATGAACTGGCTTATACCTTTATCATTGTCAAGCGGAGTAGGATAATGACGAACACGGCAGAACAGATAGATTTTGAAGAAGTTCCTTCTGGAGGTATTGGTGATTTTGTCATGTCAGATGACGACTTTGCTACGCTTGAGAAACAGAATAGCCGACAAGAATTTGGTGATAACGGTATTGCCGAGTTTGAAGATATTGCCTCTAGAATGGCTTCGTATGGTCGGTTTGGTGATGACCGCGTTGTTCACGTTGAAACCGGTGAGTTAATTGTTCCGCGCAAGTTAATTGACCAAAGCCCTGCCCTCAAAGAATCTATATTCCAACACTTACGCGAAGCGGGTATTGAAGACCCCGAGCGGTATGTAGTTGGTTCTGCCGAAAACAGCTTTAACCCTGAAACGGGGCTCATGGAGTTTGGTTTCTTTTCCAAGATATTTAAAGGCATTAAAAAAGCTGTTAAGAAAGTCGGTAAGGTTCTCAAGAAAGCCGCACCTATTATATTAGGTATAGTGCTTACACCTATTGTAGGTCCTATATATGCGGGAGCTTTAGCAGGAGGAATAGGCACTTTAATTCAAGGTGGAAATATTAAAGACGCTTTTAAAGCGGCATTAGTCGGTGGCGCTACAGGGGCTGTCTTTTCAGCAGGAAGTGGTGCTTTGTCTAGCGAAGCAGGTGTAACCGCTCTTGGAAATCTACAAAAAGATGCGGCACTTTCTAACCTTACAGGAGGCTTTAGTAACGTAAGCTCCGCACTAACCGCGGAAGGAGCTTCTTTAGGAGAAAGGTACGATATTGCAAGTGGAAAACTTGATCCGGCTGTTTATGACAGTACAAGAACAGTAGCGGACCAAGTAGCTAACGCACAAGAACAACTAGCGGGTGGCCCGACTAGCCAATATAACTACGAGGTTGGCGCACAAGAACAACTAGCATTAGACCGGTTAGATTCTTTGAGTCCGACAGAAATTGCTGACACTGTTAAGCAAGGACAATTAAATTTGTCTCCATCAGAAGCTGTAGGGGGTAAATTACGGAGAGCAGAACAAAGTTTTCTTGGTAGTACGCCAGAGGGTCAAAAACTTTTAGACGCGACTGCTTCGGGCGGACAACAAGCGGCTTTAGACACCACTCTTAAAACAGCGGGAAATGCCGGAGCTAAATCCTCTTACTTTGACACCTTTAAAGAT